ATAAATCTAAGTTACTTTCACCTTGGGGGTTAATTTCAGAACGACCCACCACTGTAATGACACGGGAGATCAAGTATTATGAATTTGTTGGAATTTCTATTCTTGACTATCTGGAAATGTATCGCAAGTTCAATACAAACGGTACGGCAGAATCTTTTAGATTGGATCACATCGCTAACGTCGAGTTGGGAGAACGAAAACTATCTTATTCTGAGTACGATAATCTTCATGAATTGTATCGACTAGACTTTCAAAAGTTTATTGAATACAATTATAAAGACGTTGAACTTGTTGAGCGACTTGATGAAAAACTCAAGTTGCTCGATCTTGCTTTGACTTTGGCTTATGATTCTAAGACAAATTATCCTGATGTTTTCATGCAAGTAAGAATGTGGACTGAAATCATTCAGAATCATTTGCGTGCTAAGAATATTTTTCTAGAAATCAAAAAGCGAGATGTGAATCGAACTGCCTTTGAAGGTGCGTTCGTAAAAGATCCTATTATTGGTATGCACGAGTGGGTGGCCTCGTTCGATTTGACGAGTCTGTATCCAAGTCTTATTATGATGTATAATATTTCACCTGACACAATTATTGATAGTAGTAAGTATTCCTCCGCTATGCGTCAGTGTTCAGTGAATGTTGAAAAGTTACTCGATCAAAGGACTGACACGACCTTCCTCAAGGATGAGAAAGTTTGCATGACTCCAAATAATCAATTCTTCAGTGTACAGAAAAAAGGCTTTCTGCCTGAGATTATGGAGACAATGTTTATTGATCGTCAGAGATATAAGAAAGAGATGCTGTCAGCACAGAAAGAATATGAGGCGATTAAAAGTCAATCTGGAAAAGAAGAAGAGAAAAAATTGTTGATCAACAAAATATCAAGATTCAACAATCTTCAGATTGCGAAAAAGGTTAGTCTCAATTCTGGTTATGGTGCAATCGGTTCCCCTTATTTCTTTTTGTTTGATGTTCGTCAAGCTGAAGGTATTACCTCTGCTGGGCAGTTGTCTATTCGATGGATTGAAAATAAAATCAATCAATATATGAATAAACTTCTTAAAACTGAGAATGCAGACTATGTAATTGCATCTGATACTGATTCGATTTATTTGAATATGTCTGGCTTGGTGAATGCTGTCTTCAAAGACAAAAATGCAGACACCTCTGCAAAAATCAAGTTCATGGATAGAGTATGCAATGAAAAGATACAGCCTTTTATTGATTCTGCATACAATGAACTTGGTGAATATGTAAATTGTTTCTCTCAGAAAATGATAATGAAGAGAGAAGCCCTTGCAGACAAAGGTATCTGGGTAGCAAAGAAGCGATACATTCTAAATGTTCACAACAATGAAGGTGTGCAATACGACAAGCCAAAACTAAAAATCATGGGCATTGAAGCAATCAAATCTTCTACTCCAGCTTCTTGTAGAACGAAGATTATTGAAGCATTGAATTTGATTCTTCGTTCAACTGAAACCGAAGTTCAGGAATTCATCGAACAATTTAGGAATGAATTTAAGAAATTGCCTGTTGAAGATATTTCTTTTCCTAGGAGTGTGAATGGTGTGAGTCAATATTTTGACTCCAAAGATATTTTCAAGAAAGGCACTCCAATTCATGTTCGTGGTGCTTTGATATTTAATCATATGCTAGGAAAAATGAATCTTGAAAAGAAGTATCAGAGAATACGAGAAGGTGAAAAGATTAAGTTTGTGTATTTGAAAGAGCCAAATACATTTAATTCTCATGTGCTAAGTTTTCTAAATTCTGTGCCTAAAGAGTTTGACATTACTTCATACATCGATTATGATACTCAGTTCAACAAGTCGTTTGTCGAACCTCTCAAGTTGATTATGGACAAGATTAATTGGCGAGTGGAAAAAATTAGTACGCTAGAGGACTTCTTTAAATGAGAATACACTACCCACTTAAAAAAGCACGAATAGAAAGACAATCAATTTGGCATCGATGGTTTGCATGGTATCCTGTGCAAATTCCAGAAGAAAATTGTTGGGTTTGGCTTGAAACGATACAAAGAAGATTGTACTATACTTCTAGAGAAGTTGGACTTCAATTCTTTGAAGGATACGATTGGAAATATAAAACTATAGAACCTACTCATGGAGATATGTATTAATGTCATTACTAGACAAAATTAAAAAGAATTCTACCATTAAAGAAACGGCGATTCTCTCGAAATCAAAGTTCTTTAATAAGAAAGATTTGATTACAACAAATGTTCCAATGATCAATGTCGCGCTATCTGGTAATCTAGATGGCGGGCTTGTTCCTGGGCTAACAGTTCTTGCGGGTCCTTCAAAACATTTCAAGACCGCATTTGCTTTGCTTTTTGCATCATCGTATCAGAAGAAGTATCCTGAATCGGTGATTCTCTTTTATGATTCTGAGTTTGGTTCACCACAATCATATTTCAAGACTTTTGATATTGATATGGATCGTGTTATTCATACGCCTATTACAGATATTGAACAGTTGAAACATGATGTAATGAATCAGCTTCAGAACATTGAGCCTGGTGAGCGAGTCATGATTATCATTGATTCTGTGGGTAATCTTGCTTCAAAGAAAGAAGTTGATGATGCCATTGAAGGCAAGTCTGTTGCTGACATGACTCGTGCAAAGCAGATGAAGAGTCTGTTTCGTATGGTCACGCCTCATCTAACTATCAAAGATATTCCTATGGTTGTTGTGAATCATACCTATAAAGAGATTGGTCTGTATCCTAAAGATATTGTCTCTGGTGGTACTGGTGTTGTATATTCAGCAGATACAATTTGGATTCTAGGTAGACAGCAAGAGAAGGAAGGCACAGAAGTTGTAGGCTATAACTTTGTTATCAATGTTGAAAAGTCTAGGTTTGTAAAAGAGAAATCAAAGATTCCTATTACTGTTTCATTTGAAGGTGGTATTGAAAGATATTCTGGACTTCTTGATGTTGCAATCGAAGGTAAGTTTGTCGTCAAGCCATCAAATGGTTGGTATTCAAAGGTCAATATAGAAACTGGTGAAGTAGAAGAAAAGAAGTATCGTCTGAAAGATACTCAAACGCGAGAGTTTTGGACTGATATTCTAAACACAAAGAAATTCAAAGATTATATAAAGGAAACATACGAGGTATCATATGGTTCAATTCTTCAAATGGATGATGAATCTGATAAAGAGTCTGTTCGACAAGACGCCTAAAGAGGGAAGAGACTTTGAAGTTTATCCTGGTAATGATTTTACTGGAATAAAAATTATTAGAGGAAAGTATAAAAATGTCATATATCAATATGACAAGATTGCTTTGAAAGAGCAGTCGATGGATATGCCTATTCTATCCTTTCATTATACAATTCATGAGAGTGGTAATCATTCTCATGAACACTTGAAAACTGACGCGATATTTCATAATCTAATAGGCGATATCGCAGTCAGTTTGCTAACGTCAAATGCAATTGAGAAAGAAAAATATGAATCGGATAGAGAAGATTATTCTGAAGAACTTGGTATATAATGATGAATATGTTAAGAGAGTTTTACCATTTCTAAAGTCAGAATATTTCAGTGATCATACCGAAACAGTTCTGTTTAAAACTATCAATGAATTTATACTCAAGTATGAAAATCTACCCACATTCGAATCACTTGTAATTCAGCTTCGCGAATCAAAGCTCAATGAAAATGAGTTGAAAGATGTTGTCAGTGAACTTAATGAATTTCGCAAAGAAAAAGATGAAGTTGTTGATGAGAGATGGCTACTAGAACAGACTGAAAAATTTTGTCAAGAAAAAGCAATTCATAATGCTTTGCTAGAATCGATTCAGATTCTAGATGATAAGACAAGAACTACAAAAGATAAGGGTGCGATTCCTAGTATTCTTTCTGATGCCCTTGCAGTTTCGTTTGATGAACATGTTGGTCACGATTATACCGAAGACTTCGAAAGACGATATGATTTCTATCACAGAAAAGAAGAGAAGATACCTTTCGATCTAGAATTCTTCAATAAGATTACCAAAGGCGGTGTATCATATAAAACTCTGAACATTATTCTTGCGGGCACTGGTGTTGGCAAAAGTTTGTTCATGTGTCATATGGCAGCAGCGTGTCTTAATCAAGGAAAAAATGTTCTGTATATCACAATGGAAATGGCAGAAGAAAAGATTGCAGAAAGAATTGATGCAAATCTTTTGAATGTCAATCTCGATGATCTGAGTGGGCTTTCTAAACAAGACTATGAAAGAAAGATTTCCAATCTAAAAAGTAAGACAAATGGTAAACTTATTATTAAGGAATATCCCACAGCTTCCGCCAGTGTTCTTCATTTCAAGACTCTGTTGAATGAGCTATATCTAAAGAGGAAGTTTAAGCCAGACATTATCTTTGTCGATTATTTGAATATCTGTTGTTCTTCCAGATTGAAGTATGGAGCGAATGTGAACACCTATCTGTATGTGAAGGCGATTGCAGAGGAGTTGAGAGGGCTAGCTGTCGAGACTGGTGTGCCAATCTTTTCTGCAACACAGACCACGAGAAGCGGTTTCACGAGCAGTGATCCTGGGCTTGAAGATACCTCTGAATCTTTTGGGCTTCCAGCA